GCGAGCGCAGCCCAGTCGCGCGTAACCGGTCGGGTATTTCCTAGGCCGGGGCTTTGTATTGTGCAGTTTTACGTATCAAAACGCTAAGAAAGGGCGGTTTTTGCACCATGCCAGCCGGAAGGCCAAGAAAACCCACACAGATCCACATCCTGGCGGGCAACCCGTCGAAGATCCCGGATCTGGAACAGCGAGCGGCCAGAGAGCCGAAGCCACCGGAGGTCACAGCCCCGAAGCCGCCAGCGTACCTGCCGGCCATCGCGAAGAAGTGCTGGCGGGAGAACGCGGCGCTGCTGAGCCGTTGCCACCTGCTCACGGAAGCGGACCTAGGAGCGCTGGAGGCCTACTGCATGGCCTACGCGCTGTACCGCCAGGCCATCGCCGAGCAGGAGGGCCACAGCCTCATCTACCGGCCGCAGGAAGGCACGCAGCCTGACTCCAAGTACCTCGACGAGCGGCCCCAGTCCAGGGCCATTCGGGCGTACATGAAGGAGATGCGGGACTGGGCGCGCGAGTTCGGCATGACGCCGGCGGCGCGTGGCCGCATGGAGCTGCCGGAAGCGGACCAGCCCGCGGACGACATGGAGCAGTTGCTGCGCGGGGTGAAATGACATGGCCACCAGGAAGCCCAGGAGGCGGAGCGGAGGCTTCGACTGGGAAGAAGCCGAGAGGACGCTGGCGTTCTTCCGGCTGCTGAAGGATCCGAAGGGCGGGACGCCGAAGGAGCGGCCGTGCATCCGCTGGCTGCCATGGCAGGAGAAGCTCATCGCCGACATCTTCGCCACGAAAAAAGCGGACGGGACACGGCAGTACCGCGAGGCTTTCATCGAGGTTCCCCGCAAGAACGGTAAGACCACCACCATCGCGGGGTGCGTCAATCGCCAGCTGTTCCTTTCACCAGAGTACGGACAGGAGATCTACTCCGCGGCAAACGACCGCGACCAGGCGGCTATCGTTTTCCAGATGGCGGCCTCGATGATCCGGGCGAACCCGGCGCTTTCCAAGCGCTGCCGGATCTACGACAGCACCAAGCGCATCGTGCGGACGGACACCGAGAGCTTCTACCGGGCCCTCTCCAAAGAGAGCGCCACGGCGCACGGCCTCAATCCCTCTTTCGTCATCTACGACGAGCTGCACGAGGCGAAGACGCGCGACTTGTACGACGTCCTGAAGACCGGCATGGGCGCGCGTAAGGAGCCGCTGTTCGTGACGATCACCACGGCCGGCAGCGACGTCAACGGCATCTGCTACGAGCTGTACACGTACGCCAAGCAGGTGCGGGACGGCATCGTGCAGGATCCGACGTTCTACCCGCTGATCTTCGAGGCGGAGCCGGACGACGACATCTGGGACGAGAAGGTGTGGCGCAAGGTCAACCCGAGCGCCGGGCACTTCCGCAGCCTGGACGAGATCCGCGAGCTGGCGGCGCGCGCGAAGACGCTGCCGAGCCAGGAGATCGCCTTCCGGCGGCTGTACCTGAACCAGTGGGTGCAGGGCGACGCCAGGTGGATCCGGCGCGAGACGTGGGACGGCTGCGAGGACCGGGAGGCGTTCCAGGGGCTGGAGGGCCGCGTCTGCTACGCCGGTCTCGACCTTTCCAGCACGGACGACTTCACCGCCCTGGTGCTGGTATTCCCGCTGGAGGACGAGCGCTTCGCGGTGCTGCCGTTCTTCTGGATCCCGGATGCGAGGCTGCAGAAGCGCCGCAAGAGCGGCGTGGAGCTGCGGCCCTGGGTGCAGGCGGGATACATCGAGGCCACGCCGGGCGAGGTCATCGACTACGGGTTCATCTTCAAGCGTCTGGAGGCGCTGGCGAAGCAATACGACATCAGGGAGATCGCCTTTGACCGCTGGGGCGCGGCGAAGCTGCGCGTGGATCTGGAGGGCATGGGCTTCACGATGGTGCAGTTCGGCCAGGGATTTTCCTCCATGAGCGCGCCCAGCAAGGAGCTGGAGCGCCTGATGGCGGAGGGGCAGCTGGCGCATGACGGCAATCCGGTGCTGCGCTGGATGGCGGACAACGTGGTGGTGCAGACGGACGCGGCCGGGAACATCAAGCCGGACAAGAAAAAATCCGGCGAGAAAATCGACGGGATCGTGGCCACGGTGATGGCGCTGGACAGGGCCATCCGCTGGCGCGAGGGCCAGAGCGGATATGAGACGCACGACCTGCGCGTGATCGATCTAAGCTGACGGAGGACGATAAAGATGGCATTCTGGAACAGGAAATCGAGACAGCAGCCCGGCGCGGCGGTGGTCTCGACGGGCATGATGCCCACGGACGCGGGCGTGCCCATGAGCGAGGACCAGGCCATGCGCCTGGCCACCGTGCAGGCCTGCGTGCGCGTGCTGAGCGAGGACGTGGCGGCGCTGCCGCTGCACATCTACCGGAGAACGGAGGACGGCGGCAAGGAGCGGGCGACGGACCATCCGCTGTACCGCCTGCTGCACGACGCGCCCAACCCGGAGATGACTGCGATGGATTTCAGGGAGGCGTTGATGGTCAACGCGCTCCTCTCCGGCAACGCCTACTCGTTCATCGAGTATGACCGCGCCGGGCGCGTGAAGGCGCTCTGGCCGCTGATCTCGACGGACGTGCAGAAGGTGCGCACGAACGACTGGAGCATCGAATACCACGCGGAGGGCCGGACGCTCCTGCCTACCGAGGTCATGCACGTGAAGGGCCTGAGCTACGACGGACTGCTCGGCCTCTCCCCCATCGCCTACGCCAGGGCGGCCATGGGCCTGGCCGGAGCGGCTGAGAAATTCGGGTCTTTGTTCTTTGGGAACGGCACCAACCTGGGCGGCTTCATCACCATGCCGGGGAAGATGTCGGACGAGACGTTCAACCGACTGAAGACGCAGTTCCGGGAGAGCTTCACCGGGCTTAAGAACGCGCACGGCGTGCCGATCCTGGAGGAGGGCGGCAGCTACACGAAGCTGGGCATCGCCCCGGAGGACGCGCAGTTCCTGGAGACGCGCAAATTTCAGCGCAGCGAGATCGCGGCTATCTACCGCGTGCCGCCGCACATGATCGGCGACCTGGAGCACGCGACGTTCAGTAACATCGAGCACCAGAGCATAGAATACCTGCAGCGCACGCTCACGCCCTGGCTGGTGCGCATCGAGCAGGCCATGCGAACGAGCCTGCTGCTGCCGGAGGAGCGGGACGAGTTCCTCATCGAGCACGACACGGCCAACTTCCTGCGCGGCGACACGCTCAGCCGCATGCAGGCCTACCAGGCCGCGGTGCAGGCGGGCATCATGACCCGGAACGAGTGCCGGGTGCGCGACAACCTGACGCCGCTGCCCGGCGGCGACGAGCTGCTCCAGCCGCTGAACATGGCGCCGGCCGGGGCGCAGAGCGAACCGGACGCGCGGGATTTGTTCCCGGCATGGGATTTTCGCTTCGGAAGTGAGCGGCGCGCTTCCGGAGCAGACAAAACCGCCGCATTGCAGGCCATGGGCGTGACGGAGGAGCAGTACGAGGCGCTGCGCGAGGCCTTTTCCGAGTGGCTGCGCGCGCAGGCCGCGGACGTGCTGCGCATCGCCCGGAGGATCCTCGGCGAGCGCGACGACAGCGCCCAGGAGAGGTTGCTGGAGGCCCTGAACGACTACTACACCGACCTGGAGAAACACGTGCCCGATCAGCTGCGCGACGCCATCCGGCCGATCGCTGAGGATGCCTTCGCCCAGGTGCGAGAGCAGGTGGGCGGTGAGATCGCCGGCCTGGACACGGACTGGATCGAGGGATACATGTCCCGCTACTGTGAAAAAATGGCCATGCGTCAGGCGCACGCGAATGGGCGCAGCGTGGAGAGGATCGTACGCAGGGGCGGCGACGTCCTGGGCAATCTGGAGAAGAAACTTGCTTCCTGGCCGACGGCTACAGCGGAGCAGCGCGCGATGACCGAAGCAGCGTTCGCCAGGTCGGAAGCCTTCGTGGCGGCTGCCCGCAAAGCCGGGTACAACAGTGTGTGGAAGTCGAACCCGGCGTGCTGCGCAGCCTGCCGGGAGCTGGACGGCCAGGTGCTGCGCGGGGATTTCCGCCCGCCGCTGCACGCTGGATGCAGCTGCACGGTAGCCTTAGGAGAACGAATGGGGAAGGATGATATTTCATGACGCGCGAAGAGATCATCCGCGGCCTGGAGCGTATGGTTGAGACTACGATTTTCGTGGATTGCCCCGCGCACAGGGAAGCCATCCGCGGCGCTATCGAGCTGCTGCGCCAGCAGGACGCCGTCTGCCGGGAGTGCCACGCCGTAGGGGCCAACCTTATCGAAACGGAGACCGGGATCGTTTCGCAGTGCAACAGCTGCCCGCGAGGAGGAGCCGCGGGGTAACAGATGACGACGGCGCCGAGCCGCTCTCGAAGGAGGGCGGCTCTTTTCATAGACAAAACCGCACGCGCCTGCGGATTTACGGGAGGGAGAACGATGAACAGAGACAGGCGGGAGATCCGCACCTGCGCGCACGAGGTGCGCGCCGATCCGCAGGGAGACGGGCTGCGCTTCACCGGTTATGCGGCCATGTTCAACGCGTGGTCGCAGGACCTGGGCGGGTTCCGGGAGATGATCGCGCCGGGCGCGTTTGCCAAGGCCATCGCCGAGGACGACGTGCGTGCGCTGTACAACCACAACCCGGACTGGGTCCTGGGGCGCAACAAGGCCGGGACGCTGCAGCTGTTCGAGGACGAGAACGGCCTCGGCTTTATCATCGACGCGCCGGACACCGGCTGGGCGCGCGACCTGCACGCCCTGGTGGCGCGCGGCGACGTGGACCAGTGCAGCTTCGGCTTCATTGTCCGCGACGAGGAATGGCGCATCAACCGGGAAGGCGGCCCGGACGAGCGCATCCTCAAGGACGTCGGCCTGTTCGACGTCAGCATCGTGACATACCCGGCCTATGAGCAGACGTCCGTGGCGGCCCGCAGCGCGGAGGCCGTCTGGGCGGAGCACCTGGAGCACCGGGAACAGCCCCCGAGGGAATCGGGACAGATCAACATCCTCAGGCGCAAACTCGACCTGAGAGAGCATGGAGGGAATTAATCATGGATCGTATCACTGAACTGCGCCAGAAGCGCGCCGGTATCGTGGAGAACATGCGCGCCCTGCTCGACGCGGCCGCGGCTGAGAGCCGTGACCTGAACGCCGACGAGAACCAGAACTACCAGAACATGGAGACCGAGCTCGGCCAGCTGGAGGCCCAGATCACCCGCGAGGAGCGCGTGGCCGGCCTCGAGGAGGAGCTGCGCCAGAGCGCGAACGGCTCCCGCAACCCCGGCCGCGATCGTCAGCCCGGCGGCCGTGACAACCGCACCGCCCGCGCCAACGAGAGCGACGAGTACCGCGACGCGTTCCTGCGCTTCCTGGTCTCCGGCACTCCGGAGCAGGGCCTGATCACCGAGCGGCGCGACGTGCTGGGCCTGGGCCTTGGCTCTTCCAACGGCTACGGCTCCTACCTCGCCCCGGTGGCGCTCGAGCGCGTCCTGGTGAATGAGCTCACCCAGCAGAACGTGCTCCGCCAGATCGCGGACGTGCGCACCAGCGCGACCGACGTCGACATCCCCGTGGCCAGCACCCACACCACTGCTTACCTCGTCGCCGAGGGCGCGAGCATCACCGCTTCCAACCCCACCTTCAGCCGCATCCAGATGAAGGCCTACAAGCTGGCCGCGCTCAGCTACGTGACCTGGGAGGCCCTGGAGGACATCTTCCTCAACTACGAGGGCTTCATCCGCGACGATTTCGCCGCCGCCTTCGCCGCCAAGGAAGAGTACTACCTCGTGAAGGGCACCGGCTCCAGCCAGCCCGGCGGCATCGAGGCCGAGGGCACCAGCGCCCTGACCTCCTCCACCGCCAACAAGATCACCGCGGACGAGCTCTTCCAGCTGGTCTACTCCGTCGACGCGAAGTACCGCCAGAACGGCTCCTTCGTGATGAAGGACGCGACCCTGCTCGCCATCCGCACCCTGAAGGACGGCAACAGCCAGTACATCTGGCAGCCCGGCCTGCAGGCGGGCCAGCCCGACAGGCTGCTGGGCTTCCCGATCTACACCTCCTCCGAGGTGGACGGCCTGGCCGCTTCCAAGAAGCCGATCTTCTTCGGCGACTTCAAAAAGCTGCGCATCCAGGACCGCGCGGGCCTGTACATCCAGCGCCTGAACGAGGTCGCCGCCACCACCGGCCAGGTGGGCTTCGTGGCGCACCGCCGCACCGACAGCCACGTGATCGTGCCTGCCGCTATCAAGTACATCACCATGCACGCCTAAGGGCGCGCGCGACCGAGGGGAGCGGCGCATGGCCGCTCCCCCATCTCATGTAGGGAGGTAGACACATGTCCCTTTTGACCGGATTCAACATTGCCAACGTCGAGCGCGTGGAGATCACGACGGAGGAGACCACTCCGGTGACGCTCGTGTTCGAGACGGCCAGCAACGTTTCCTGCGTGCCCGCCATTTCCCAGGGCCAGGAGATCGAGCAGCGCGTTAAGAACGTCATCATGGGCCTGCTCAAGACCGACGACCTGCTCAAGGGCTACGACATCACCCTGGAGGACCAGCGCCTGATCACGGAGGTGCTGGAGCTGATCGACGGCGGCACCGTCACGCTGAGCTCCAGCGCGTTCTCCAAGTACGAGGGTCCGAACGCGGGATCCGCGCCTACGCGCAAGAGCTTCAGCCTGACGTTCTACACCTCGGACCGTGACACCTCCGGCGCGGCGAACAGCTACTACAGCTGGAAGTTCGTCAACTGCAAGGGCAAGCCTGTGGAGTTTGGGGGCAAGGACAACGAGTTCCGCACCACCAGCTACACGATCGAGAGCCGCCCGGCGTCCGGAACTGCGCTGGTGACGCTCCAGAAGGTCACCACGCTTCCCTCCGTGACCTAAGGCTAAGGAGGGCTGACAGATGTATAACGGCAAGAACTACTCCACCGACGGCGGCGACACCTGGGTGATCGGCGGCAAGCTGATCATCGCGGAGGGAGCGACGCTGGACGGCATCGGCAAGCAGGCCGCGGCCGTGGCGGACAGCACGGCGACCTCCGTCGCCGACCTCAAGACCGCGTTCAACGGCCTGCTGGCCGCGCTGCGGGCGGCCGGCATCCTGGCGCCGAACGCCGAAGAGTAACACCACCCGGCCCGCTCCGAGAGGGGCGGGCCGATCTTTCCCCGGGAGGCGGAGCCAATGACGGCAACGGAATACAAGGCGAAATTCGACCCCGGCTGCGCGATCGGCGACGACGCGCTGGACGCGCTGCTCGCCGCGGCGCGGGCTGCGGTGGAGACATACCTCGGCCGCGGGCTCCAGCTCAAGCGCCGCACGGAGCAGCACTGGAGCGAGGAGACGCGCAGGGTGATCTCCCTGCACGCCTGGCCGGTGACGGCCATTGAGAGCGTCACGGACGCGAACGGCGCGCGCAGCGATTACATCCTGCTGACGGCGCGCGGGCAGATCCTGCTGGACCGGCCTGTGAGCGGCCAAGTGACGGTGACATATTCAGGCGGCCTGGAGCCGATCCCCGCGGACATCGAGCAGGCGGAGGCGCTGATCGTCTCCTCCCTGAGCCAGGCGCAGCAGAACGGCGGCCAGACCGTCGTATCCGAGCGGCTGGGCGACTGGCAGGCCACCTACTCCACATCGGCAAACGCCGGCGGCGGCGCGCGGCTGGAGGGCCTGGGCGGCGTATCCATGGCCGCCATGGCCCTGCTGGATCCGTACCGGGCGAGGAGGGTCTGACAATGGACAGGACAGCGAGGGCGCGCAGCCGTATTCGCGCCATCATGCAGACGTTCCCAAGCGAGCTGTGCGAGATCAGCCGGCCGGAGGTGGACGAATTCGGATCCGAGCTCGAGAGCGGCGAGATGTGCCTGCTGGGCAGGATGCCGGTCTGGCGCGAGGGCGTCAACCGGCCGAGCAAGTGGGTGGTCGGCGAGCACGCGCAGCTCTCCGTGGACAGCGCCGAGACGTGGGCCGCGATCCTGCGGGACGAGACCACGCCGCGGGTGAAGCACGGGGACAGCGTGACGTTTCCCGACGGCACGGTGCGGCGGATCCGCGCCATGGTATCGGACGGCGTGAGCGAGCGGGAGTTCTGGCTGCTCACGGAGGGATGACCCATGATGCACATCGACACCACGTCTTTCGACAGGGCCACGAAGGCGCTGCAGAAGACCGTGCTGCACAACGCGCTGCAGTACGGCAGGAGCATCGGCCGGCAGTACGAGGCCTACGCCACGCAGGGAGCGCCCTGGACGGACCGCAGGGGCGTAGCCCGCGCGGGCATATCATCGAGCGCCAGGGCCTCAGGCACGCGCGTGTACGTCACGATGGGCGCGAGCGCGCCCAACTACAAGAGGCACGGGCCGCGGAGCGCGCCCGACTACATGGAATACCTGGAATTTGACCACGGCGGCGAATTCGCTGTGGTGTACCCGACCGTGGACGCGATGATGGCCGGGATCCGTGAGACGTTCGGCCCGGCGGTGCTGAAGGGCACATATGGCGTGCGCATCCGCCGAGACCGCGCCGCGGCCAGGCGCAGAGCGCAGAAGGCGAAGACGAGGAGGATCTGACGATGCTGGAACAGATGCTGCGGGCCCTGAAAGCGGCTGGGGTCGCGGCGTACATGCCCGGGCAGCATGACGGCAGGTGCACCAGCCCCTATGTGGTGGTGGCGGACGCCGGCGTGACGCCGCTGGGAAAAACCACGGGCGTGCGCGTGTTCTACGTGACCGCCTGCGTGCCGATCGGCGCGCCGCTGCGCATGGCGGCTACGATGGCCGCGGCGAAAACGGCCCTGCGCGCGGTGCCGGGCATCCGCGACACGGGCGAGATCTCCGGAGAGGACATCGACGATGAGGCGCAGTGCCGGTACACTTCTGCAGCGTACCATGCGATGGTCTCGCTTATTTAGCTTGCTAAGCAGAACGAAAAGAGGGGGTAACAACATGATCACCAATATCGACGACATCAAAACCAAGCTGGACGTGGAAGTGGAGCTGAGCGGCTGGACGGACGACGAGCCGTTCCGCTGCGTGCTGCGCAGGCCCAGCATGCACCAGATGGTGGCAGCCGGCATTGTGCCCAACCCGCTGATCCCGACCGTGGAGAGGCTGTTCACTGCCACTGTGCCGAAGGAGCTGACGCCGGACGAACGGCAGCAGGAGAGCGAGGCGCTGATCGCCATCGCCCGGGCCACGCTGCGGGAGCCGAGCATGGCGCAGCTGGAGGAAGCGGGCATCCAGCTCACCGACAACCAGATCCTGGAGATCTACGCGTTCGCGATCACGGGGGCGAAGGGCCTCAGCTCGTTTCGTCGCGGCACACGCGGGGGAGCTGGCGGCGATGGGCAAGCTCATGGGAGCGCGGCCAAGCGCGCTGCTGGCCATAAATGACGATTACGCGGCCTGGTGCGTGGACGAGGCCGTGTTTTACTACCAGAGCCTGCTGGCGTCCGGTCGGAAGATCGCTCCCAGGAGGACGAAGGACAACAGCGCGCTCATCGCGCAGCTGATGAAGGACCAATAGCAGGGGGATGACAGACAATGCCGATCAGTGCGGGCACCGTCGCGGCGGCGCTGACGCTCGAGACCAAGGGGTTCCAGACGGGTCTGGACAAGGCGCGCAGCCTGATCAAGACGCTCCAGAGCGACACGCTTACGGCGAACGAGAAGGTCAAGGCGCTGGGCATGACGATGCAGGGCCTCGGGAAGGGCTTGACCCTGTCCGTGACCGCGTCCGTCATCGGCCTTGGCACGGCTGCCGTGAAGACGTTCACGGGCTTCGACGACGCCATGCGCCAGGTGCGCGCGACCATGAACGCCACCGCGGACGAGACGGAGGCGCTCACCCAGGCGGCCAAGGACGCGGGCGCGACCACGCGCTACAGCGCCAGCGAGGCGGCTTCCGCGCTGAACTATCTGGCCCTGGCCGGGTATGACAGCGAAAAGGCCATCGCTGCGCTGCCGGACGTGCTGCGGCTTGCCCAGGCGGGTGGCATGGATCTGGCGTACACGTCGGACCTGCTCACGGACAGCATGAGCGCCCTGGGAAAAGATTCGAGCCACATGACCACGTTCGCGGACCAGATGACGCGCGCCTCGCAGCGCTCCAACACGTCCATCGCGCAGCTGGGCGAGGGCATCCTCACCGTGGGCGGCCTGGCCAAGAACCTGGCGGGCGACACGGTGGAGCTCAACACCGCGCTGGGCCTGCTGGCCGACAATGGCATCAAGGGCGCGGAGGGCGGCACGCACCTGCGCAACATCCTGCTCGCCCTCTCCGGCGCGACCGAAGGCAGCGAGAAGGCCCTGAAGGCCCTGGGCGTGCGGGCGTTCGACGAAACGGGGAAAATGCGTCCGCTGGCGGACACATTCGCCGACCTGAGCGCCGCCATGGCGAACATGACGGACGACCAGCGCACCAAGACCATCACGGACATCTTCCGCACCACGGACGTCGCGGCGGTGAACGCGCTCCTGGCCACCAGCGCGGACCGCTGGACGGAACTGGGCGGGGCCATCTCTGACAGCTCAGGCGCGGCTCAGGCCGCAGCGGATATCATGGAGGGCGGCATCGGCGGCGCGTTCAGATCCATGAAGAGCGCGGTGGAGGCTGTGGCCGTGGAGTTCGGCGAGAACCTCGCCCCCATGGTGCAGAGCGCGGCTGAGAAGGTCACGGGACTGGCGCGCGGATTCGCGAGCCTCTCCGAGGACACGCAGAACATGATCCTGCGCGTGGCGGCGTTCGCCGCGGCCGCGGGGCCGACTCTGATCGTGCTGGGCAAATTGACGACCGCGGCGGGCACGCTCATGAAGCTGTTCTCCGGCCCTGCGGGCTGGGTGATGCTGGGCGTGGGCGCGGTCGGCGCGCTGGCGGTGGCGATTGCCAAGGCGCGCGGTGAGATGGACGGCTTCCATGACGCCGCCAACAAGGCGCTGGCAAATACCGACGACGAGCGCGTCGACCGGCTCAGCCATACAATTGAGGTGGACACCAGCGTGATCGGCGTTGGTAAGTCCGTGTACGACCAGCTGGTCGAAGATCTCCCAAACATCTACGACGCCATCGGCGACGCTCTGACGGACGGAAAGCCCGACGACGCCGCTACCATGGCCGAGCTGAGGACAAAGGTCACCACCTATTACGGCAGCCTGCGCGCAGAGGTGCAGGCCTGGGCGGAGGCGGAGCTGGCGAAGCTCGATATCAACAGTGCCACATATGAGCAGGACGCCCAGAACATCCGCGACAGCGCCGCGAACATGATCGCGGAGCTGGACGACCTGGAGAGCAAGAGCATCACCTGGATGGATGAGAACGCCGGGCGCTCTACTTCGGCAGTTAAGTCGCACATGGGCGAGCTGGATGCCATCGAAGCAAGGGCGGAAACTGTCCTCGCGACGATCCGGAAGACTACGGCTTCCTGGAACGACCTGGAGGAACGGAACATCGAACGCGTCAAGGCCGGAACCGCCACAAGCGACGAGGCCGTCGCCATGGCACTGGGGACCGTAGAGGAGAGGAAAAGGGCTGCTCTTGAGCAGGCGGAAACGCAAAAAGCCGAGCAACTGACTACCCTCATGGAATCCGACCTGCAGGGCGAGGAGTACCGCCAGCGGGAGCGCGAGATCGCTGAGACCTTCGACACTGCTGTGCAGGAACTCGAGGACGCTGCCGAGGCCGAGACGAGGGACATCATCCGTGGCCAGAGCGGCCTGACGGATGAGGATTGGGGCAATCTCGCCACCCGGAACGAGGCGAACGCGCTCTATGACCTCCTCTACAGCAACGAAGCGACAGGCGACGAAAAGCGGGCAGCGGTCGAAGGAATGTCTGACGCGCTCACCGCGTTGATTCAGGAGTATGCGCCGGAGTCCTCGCCGGAGAATGAGCATTGGCTGCAGATCGTAGCTGATGCCCTGGATGAAATCGTAGGAGCGAAGGACAAGGATCTCGCCCAGCTCGACCTCACCAACGCCGCAGAGATCTATGAGGCGTCCGTCAAGCGTGGGAACATCAGCGGCGAGACATCGTTCGAAGCCGTCATGGCCGACATCGCCGAGACTATGACCCCCGCTGTGGAGGAAGCCGTGCAGGAGATGACGGAAGCGGCTGTCGCAGCGACGCAGGAACATCAGGGATCGAGTTCGACCTCCCCCCATTTTCAGGGTGAAGCCACTGTCGTGCAGGAGCCAGATTGGACAATCCGACCGCCGGAACCTGACTGGACGATCTGGGAGAAGCCGGTGCTTGGTCCTCCCACAGCTGAGGAACAGGCGCAGTTGGAAGAGAAGATGGAGGACGCCTACACAGATATCGGTGATGCGGGCGTCGAAGGATTGACAGACGCTCTGGATGCTGGAGTTCCTCTCGTTGACCTTTCATCTGAAACACTCGGAGACGAAGCCGTGGCCGCGCTGCAGGAGCGCCTGGGCATCCACAGCCCCAGCACGGTTTTCAGGGGCATCGGCGTCAACACCGTCGAAGGCCTGATCCTCGGCCTGGAGGACAAGCGCGCAGCACTGCTGCAGAAGGCCAGGGAGCTGGCCATGGAGGTCGCCTCGACCGTGCGCGAGGAACTGGACATCCACAGCCCGTCGAAGCTGTTCCGCGGGTTCGGCCGCAACACCGCCGAGGGGTTCGCCCTGGGCATCGACGACGGCATGTTCCGCGCGCAGGAGGCGCTCTCGCACCTGGCGGACATCGCGACCGGCGGCAGGAGCGGCGAGGGGCGCGGCGCACCGATCATCAACGTGACGCTGCCGAACGCAACTATCCGATCCGAAAAGGACGCCCATGAGCTGGCGAGCCAGCTGGCGTCGTACATCAACCGCGTACAGAGGGGGTATGGAGGGTGAGCCTGAGCCCGCTCCATTTTTCGTTCAAGGGCGTCGAGTGCGACCAGCACGGCGTGGAAGTGCTGCGCCTGCCGGCGCTGGTCCGCCCGGCGCTGCGGGAGGAGCAGATCACGATCCCAGGACGCAGCGGGCTGCTGCGCGTGCGCGACGGCGCGTACGAGCCGTGCTTGGGCGTGTGCGACTGCTACCTGCCATACGAGCAGCACCGGCCCGTATCCGACATTGAGCGCATTTCGGCCTGGCTCACCGGCTCCGGCTGGTGGACGCAGTCCGACCGGCCCTACCGCAAGTTCCGCGCGAGCATCGTGGACGAGCTCACATATCAGCCCGTGGTGCCTGGCTTCGAGGACAGGATCTTCTCCGTGTCCGTCTGGCTCGAGCCCTTCGCGTACCACGTGGACA